TGGACAACCTGTTACTCAACCTCAAGGTCCAACTCCGCAACAAATGGCTATACAGAGAACACAAGAAATTGTTGCTCAAAGACAACAACAACCACAAAAGGTTGCTGGTCCAGTACAACCTCAGCCATTACCTCCACAAGCTAGAACACCTCAAACTAAGCCTGCTTCACAACCTACGCCTAAAGTAGAAGGTGTGCGTTCAAGTAGTGAAATTCGTAAAGAATTGGATATGATTGGTAGACAAAGTGACGAACTACATGGTCAAGGTCTAGAAAGTGGAATCAAGTATGGAACACCTGAAGGCGAATCATATCAAGCACAACTTGGTCAGTTAAGTTCAAGAGCAAGAATATTAGAAAAAGAATTAGAACAAGCATTAAAAGCTGAAAAGACGGCAACCAAACAGATTGCTAAGAACAAGGCGCCAAGTAATGTAAGTCAAATGCTAACTGATGAGCAAGCTAAGATGTGGAACACATTAAAGCAACCTGAGAATATCTCGCCAGTAGAAAAACGCATAAGTGAAATGACACAGGCAAACAGAGATAAATTAGAAGACAGTCTATTAAATCAATTAATGGATATGGATGTTAGTAGAGCTAGCAAAGAATTAGTCAGTCAACAATTAAACATTATAGGAAAGTATAGAATAAAATGAAAACATCAGAACAACTAACACAAGTATTCAACAATAACTTTGTTGCGTACTACCGCAGTCATGTAGCACATGTAAATATCTTAGGTAGAAACTTCTATAGCGACCACAAGTTGCTACAGAAAATCTACGAAAGACGACAAGAGCAGATTGATAAACTAGCAGAATTATTGCGTAGTATTGATGATTACATGCCTTGCGAAATACAAGATGTATTGAACCAAAGTGAAATCGGTACTGGTATTTTTGAAGAAGATGCAGACGGTTTCTTGCATGGAGTCAAAGATGATTTGGAACTATTGAAAGGTAGTTACGAAGGATTAATGACTGTTGCCGAAAAAGAGGGACATGAAGAAATAGCAAACTATGCTCAAGAACAAATATTAGATTTGGCAAAGAGCATTTGGATGCTAGATGCAACATTAAGTTAAGACGCCGTAAGTGCTATCAAGAACCCAGCAGATTTTGCGTCTTTCTAACTGGGGCATCAACGAATTGGCAGGCGAGTTTGTTAAGCACTTAATTTTTTATAAGCATAGGAACCACGAACGTCATAACCATTTCGTTCGTGTAGTTTGAGGAAGGCTTGTTGATCTTTACGCATTGTGGTAGAACAGATAATTGAGACCTGCGCCAAAGTAGCAAAGGCCGACCACAGTTCTAACATGTCTTTGACAAGTTCAACTCGTTCTCGTGCGGATAAGTGTAATGAGAGATGTGCCATTTTAACAATGACCATTTCATCATCGGACCAAGGACTGCGTTCGCCTGTCTTGGCCCAAGTGTAGGCAACAATATTGTTGTCTTGGTCTGAAGCAACTGATACTAGTTCGGTTGTAGGACCATAGAATTGATTGACTATTGCAAGTGTAATGTTGCGACTATATGCAACGGGGTCTGGGGTAAAGATAGTATCTATTTCAGTTTCAAAGTGGTCTTGTGCCATTTTGACAATGTGAGGTACATCATGCCCAGTAGCAGGTCTCCAAGTATATTTCATTTCATTTCCTTACAAATAGCTATTTAATGGAGTTATAAATACAGAATATGGAAAAGAAAATAGAAACAGAAGCAGAAGAAAAGCCAAAGAAAGGTCGCGGGGGCGCTAGACCAGGCAGTGGTCGTCCAAAGGGCGGTACCAACTCCGTCAGCATTAACGGTCTATTAGATGCTCTTGACAAGAAAAGCCCGGGTAAGAAATATGAAGATATTCTTATGGAAGATTTCTTAGAAGCACGAAAGAACAAAGATACTCAGCTAACACTGAAATATCACAATTTAATATTGAACAAAGTAATGACTCATGTACATAAGATTGAGGTTACTGACAGTCAAGAAGCAATAGATGCTAAACAGTTAGCTTTTACTGAAGCATTAGCCAAACTTACAGGATTTAAGAAAGACTGATATGAAAGACGGATTGTACGCTAACATACATGCTAAAAGAGAACGCATAAAAGCTGGATCTGGAGAAAAGATGCGTAAACCAGGCACTAAGGGAGCTCCTACAAGTAAAGCGTTTAAACAAAGTGCTAAAACGGCTAAAAAAACAAAGACTAAATAATAGTATGCCTTTAATTAAATCAACTTCAAAACCAGCATTTCAAAAAAATGTGAAAAAAGAGATTGCTGCCGGGAAGCCCCCTAAGCAAGCAGTAGCGATTGCCTATGCTACTAAAAGACAGGCAGCAAAGAAAACAAAAGGAAAATCAAAATGAAATATAATCCAGCAACTAGTACATCTAGCGATGGTTTCAGCCGCAACAATTCGGCAAAGGTATTAGTCAATCAACATACAGGTTATATGAATGATGGTAGACTAGTTAACAAAGGTCGTGGCCCAACAAAAGGTAACGATGGATCTTGTCATCACAGTGGTATGTCTATGACAGGACATAAACCAATGGCTGCGGCAGTTCCTGCATTACCTGCACAAGGATCTGTTCGTGACAACATTAATCGTGGCGCACAAGTTCGCAATCCAGGCGGCACTCGTGCATTTGATCCTAAGATGGGTCAGAACTATAAAGGCAACGCAGACTCTATTAATATGGGTCGCGGCCCAACGAAAGGTAACATGCAATGACAGCATATCAAATAGCAGGACCTGCATTTGAACTAGCGGCTAGTTCAACTCCAGCAACAGGTGATATAACAATTACAGAAGTCACTGGCAATCTTGGTGGTGGAAAGACACCTTTGTATTTGAAAGTTACAAACTCAAGTTCAACGGTTCCAGTTCGTTTTGACGCAGATACCACAGTACTAACTGTGGCAACTGCAGGAACAATTATTGGTGCAGGACAAACTGAATTTATTCAAGTATTAAATTCTAATGCATTTCAAACAATATATGTCGCTGCAAGTGCAGGAAGTGCCGTTACATTGTTTATCACACCAGTATTAATAGTAGGATAAAAGGAAATATTATGAAATCAACTAACCCACAAGGTAACAAAGAGATCAACCAAAAGCGTGGCCCAACAACTGGCAACGTGGCTACTGGTGACAAGCGCACTACATTCATGAAGGAAAAATCCACAGTGAATTCAGAACGTGCCACTATTGCCAACATGATTACTGACGCATTAGGTATGCGTGGTCGTGGTCAAGCTGGTAAAACAAATCCTGCACTAGAAGGTGTTCATAGTAACACTAATACTGGTCCTAAAAAGAACAGTACAGCAGATGGTAGCAAGTTGCCAAGTAAGTATAAGTCACCTAAAAAGTAATGGCTAAAACTACTAAATCAAAAACTGCTAAAAAGCCTATAGTCAAACAGACTATAGTGCCAAAAGCTAAGCCACTAAAGCGTCCAATGCCCGGTAGACAAGGTCCAGCTGGTCAAAAGGGCGCTTTAGGTGCCACTAGCAGTTATTGAATATAAATACTGAGGGCCTAATAAGCCCTTTGTTTGAAAGGAAAAGAAATGAAAAAACAAAAAGCACAACCACAAGATAACGTATGGGACACTCCCATTGAACCTACTGATACGACTGATGAAGTATACGCAGAAAAAGTAGAAGAAATCGTTAAAACAACTAAACCTAAAAAGTCAGTATCTATAGCTGAATTTGACTTAGAAGGCTTGATGACTGACTTCCCAACAGCAACAGAACTTGAACGTTTTGTATACGACCAACGAGGCATTGTTCTCAACTTAAAAGGTCGTGCTAACAAATTAAAGTATCAAGTTGCTATGGACGTTCTTAATGGCGAAGAAGTTGACAGTATCTTTTTAGGATCTGACAACCCATACATTGACAAAACTGAACTTGTCCCCATTGACCCAATCAAGCCAACCCCAGCACGTGATAAGAGTTTGCCTCCACAAAGTGATATTCAAAACACATTCTATGTGCCTACATTCCCTCATCCAGATGAAGAAGCACGTGCAAAAGATATGAAGTGTCATATGATTTTTAGAAAGTACAAGAATGGTACAATCAGTTATGAAATCTTAGGTCCTTTGCAAGAGCGTCCATATGGTGAGAAGATTGACAAATTTGGTCGTAATCGTCCAGAAGTTATTAAATGGTTTGATCCACGTACAGGCGAACAAACTGCTCAACGTGAAGATGGTACGTTGACTCCACAAGGTAAAAGATTACGTGCAACTATGCAGACATATCGTGTTAACAGAAGCAATCAGTGGGACGTATGGGTTGACCGTGAATTCGTTACATTGAATGAAGGTGTTGCACATAATCCTTGGGACATTTCAAAATGAACGCAAGAGACCATGAAATAAAGCAAGCACAAGAGCAAACTAGAGTTAATGACACATTGATTTTACAAAAGATTAATGCTAGTCATCGTGTTGCTTTTAATGAAAAGTTTCCTGGTCAACTAGAACACATTTTACGCTTACTAACTGAACGATTACAGATTGGTTTGGATAAGCGTGATAATGTGTTACTAGAAGATCCTAAATCGTGGAAATTATCAACAACTGAATTAAAAGATTTGGCTCAATCAATTGAAGCTATCTATTATATTCGCAAAGATTTAAAGAATTAATATGCTTGGCGAAGACGTATTAATGGCTAGAGCATTGCGCTGGTCTGTTGATAAGCACAATCTTACTATTGACAGTTTAAAAACTATACCAGGTCCATTAAAGAATAAGTTAATGGATCTGAGTATAACTGTATCTGAAGATATGAGATACAATCAACTGAAATACTTTAGACCATTTGAACATCAACTAACATTCTTTAAAACTGGAACTAGCGAACGTAGAGGTATTCTGGCAGCTAACCGTATTGGTAAAACTGTTAGTACCTGTTATGAAACAGCAATGCACTTAACTGGAATATATCCTGATTGGTGGGAAGGACACAGATTTAATGGTCCTATCACAGCAATGGTTGCAGGTGAAGGTTGGAGTCAGGTAGCACTGGTATTACAAAATGAATTATTGGGTACACAAGATGTTAAAATTACTGAGAACTTGGGATCTGGTGCCATCCCGAAAGACCGTATTATTACTGCTACTATGCGTAATGACGGAGCTAATTGCATTGGTTGCGAAATTAAACATTCCACCGGGGGTAATAGTTACCTCTTGTTTGCTAACTATACGCAGGAAGTAAGACAGTTACAAGGTTTTAAATTAAACTTAGCTGTGTTT